AGCTATGATGAAGGTGAAGAAAAAATGTCAGAGTTTTTTTCAATACTTACTGCTTTCATTGATGAGAGAAGAGGTGGCAATGACATAAGCCAAATAGAAATGGGCTATGTTTGGAAGGATGATAAAGAAAATGGAAGATACTTTTGGAATGTAACTTCATTTAAAAATTATGCAAAACAAAAATATAACAAGGCATATGAAACAAGTCTTGGTGAAATTCTAGCTAAACTATGTGAAAAAGAAAAGAATAAATATCCAGATAAAAAAGATGCGTGTAAAAGATTTATTCAATTACATAAGACATACCAAGAATATAAAGGCAGATGTTATTCAACACTTCAAACATTTAAAGTTATACCAAGGGACAATAGTGAAAACATAGAAAGTTTTAAAAAAGAAATGAAATCAAATGAATTTACCGCAAACTAAAATTAGAAATGCAGCCGATAGTATAAGGGAAAATCCTGAAATACTTAAAGCTATTGCTAAGAAAACAATTAAGATATTTGGTCCTCCTGGCACAGGAAAAACGCATAGTCTATTAGATATAGTTGAAAAAGGTATTTCAAGAAAGCATATGGTGCCTGATTACATTGGTTTTTGTTCTTACACTGTAAAAGCTGCAAGAGAAGGAATGGAGAGGGTCCTTAAAAAATTCAAAGGTACATACAGAGAAGATTCTTTTTCATTGTTTAAAACAATTCATTCAATGTGTTTATCAAGAACGAGGGATGCAGCATTAGAAATAATAGATGAAAGAAAACATATTCCTGCTTTTAGTTATTTAGAACGAGGAGAAAAAATTAAATTAGAAGTTGGAAAAGATGATGACGGAAAATTAGTAATTAAAAACTATCCTATTCAATTATATGAAAAAGCTAGGAACTGTAAGATAACTTTAAAAGAAGCTTACGACAGTGATAGTTCAGAAGGTAAGACAAAAGATTGGCGTAATTTAGTAGACATAGTTAATAATTGGATAAAGTTTAAGGAGGGTTTCTTTATGGATTTTACTGATATGGTTGAAAACTTTTTAATTAATGATCATTCTTTTGAAACAGATTATTTTATTGTAGATGAAGCACAGGACTTAACTCCATTACAATGGGACTTTGTTTACTTAATGGCAGCTAAAGCTAAGAAAGTTTATATAGCAGGAGATGATGACCAGGCTATACATGAATGGAATGGAGCTAGTGTAGAAGAATTTTTAAAGTTTCCAGGCAGATCTATTGTTTTAAGACAATCAAGAAGATTACCAGAAGAAGTATTAAGATTTTCAGTAAATATTATTAAGAATGTAGTTAATAGAAAAAAGAAACAGTATTATCCGGCAAAGCACAAAGGATACGTAAGCACGGATAATTTCAAATTAAGTCATGTTAAATTTAAAGATTATCCTAAGGATACTTGGATGATACTAACAAGAACTAAAAATGAATTAGTTGAAGTAAGAAATACTGCTAGAGAGATGGGGTTACATTTTAAAAGTGCAAAGGGGTTAGGATCAGTAAATCCAACTGATTGGAAATCTATTGCCTTATGGACTAAATTAATGGAAGACGGTTATCTTAATAGAGAAGAAGTTACTTTTTTATATAAATATATAAATAACATTGAACATGGTTGGAGAACCATGACATCAAAAAAATGGAAAGCCATCAAGGAGGATCATTTTAATTATGCATTATTAAATGAGAAATGTGGTTTAATACAGGATAAGGGACCATGGACAACGGCCCTAGAAATTAAAGTAGCAGATATAAATTATATACAAAGATTAATAGAAAAAGGCATTGATTATACCACTAAGCCATTGATTATTATAGATAAAATACATCAAGTAAAAGGTGGTGAAGCTGACCATGTGGTTGTTTTTGAAGCATGTCCAAAGATATGCACTTTAAGAGATAAGACACAAAAAGATAGAGACTCGGAGTTAAGAGTATGGTACGTAGCAGTAACAAGAGCTAAGAAAGGTTTAAACATTATTAAATTTAGCAAACCTTACGGGCATTATATGCCATTAGCTGCATTAGGATATGGACATGGAATATGAGCAATAAAACATTTTTTAAGCAGGTAGGGGGCAAACATTATCGATCGATGAAGGTGCAGCCTTCTGTATTTATAAATAAAAATAATTTACCTTTTGCAGAAGGTAATGCAATCAAATACATATGCAGACACAGGCTAAAAGGAAAAAAAGAAGATATATTAAAAGCAATACATTATTTAGAAATGATTATTGAGAGAGACTATGAATGAGTTATCAAATTAATATGACTATACCTAATTCAGAATGGGTTACTCCAAGTGAGTTTCCGGATCTTTCACATGAAGATGAAATAGCAATAGATTTAGAAACAAGAGACGAGAATATGAAAACTCTTGGAACTGGCTGGGCTAGAAGAGATGGAGAGATAGTTGGTATTGCAGTGGCTGCAGGTTCTTTTAAAGGTTATTACCCAGTTAATCACCAAGGCGGAGGTAACTTACCAAGATCAAAAGTATTTAAATGGATTCAAGAAGTATTAAAAACTGATGCTGCTAAAATAATGCATAACGCTCAATACGATTTAGGTTGGATTAGATCTATGGGTTGGGAAGTAAAAGGACCTATCATTGATACGATGGTTACTGCTGCCCTGGTTGATGAGAATAGAAGAAGTTATTCTTTAAATAATTTATCAATAGAAATGTTAGGTGAGATGAAATCTGAAACAGAATTAAAAGAAGAAGCAGCGCAAAGAGGTTTGGATGCTAAAGCTGAATTATGGAAGATGCCTGCAATGGCAGTTGGTTTTTATGCAGAACAAGATGCTGTCCTTACTTTAAAACTTTGGCATCATTTAAAAACATTTGTTAAGAAAGAACAATTACAAACTATATGGAATACAGAAATGGAGCTGCTTCCAATATTAATAAAAATGAGAGAGGTTGGAATTAGAATTGATTTAGATAAAGCTGAAATATTAAAAAAACAATTTAAAACATTAGAGAGCAGTTTAATTACAGAGATAAAAAAATTATCAGGAGTAGCTGTAGACATATGGGCTGCTAGATCAGTTGCTAAAGCATTTGATGCTGTTGGAATTAAATATGATTTAACTGAAAAAAGTAAAGCGCCATCATTTACTACAAATTGGCTCACGAACAACGAACATCCACTTGCAAAATTAATTAGAGAAGCAAGAGAAGTAAACAAACTTCATTCAACATTTATAGATAGTTTTTTAAGATTTTCGCACAAAGGTAGAATTCATGCTGAAATTAATCAATTAAGATCAGATACGGGAGGAACTGTGTCAGGAAGATTGTCCTATTCTAACCCTAATTTACAACAAATTCCTGCTAGAAATAAGGAATATGGTAAATTAATTAGAGGGTTATTCTTACCTGAAGAAGGTTGTAAATGGGGATCGTTTGACTATTCACAACAAGAACCAAGACTGGTTGTTCATTATGCAGCGACTACAGATAAAAAATTAGGCGGTCTTGCAGGAGCAGATGTATTAATTAAAGCTTACCGAGAAGACGATGCTGACTTTCACCAGGTTGTAGCTGATATGGCTAATATCCCTAGAACACAGGCTAAAACAATTAATTTAGGTATATTTTATGGAATGGGACAAGCTAAGTTAGCTAAACAACTAGGAATAACAGTAGAAGAAGCAAAAGCAATTTTAGCAGAATACAACAGTAAAGTTCCTTTTGTTAAACAATTAGCCAATAGAGTTCAAAAGCAAGCATCAGAAACAGGTGCTGTTAAAACAATTGGTGGAAGAAAATGTAGATTTAATTTATATGAACCAAAAAGCTATGGATTGTTTTTAGCTTTAACTGAAAAAGAATATATTATGGAACATGGAAGTTTATCTTCTGCTAGAAGAGCAATGACATACAAAGCATTAAATAGATTAATTCAAGGATCTGCAGCAGATCAAGTAAAAATTGCTATGGTTAATTGTTATAAGGCAGGACATATACCAATGTTACAAATTCATGATGAGTTATGTTTTAATATAGAATCTGAAAATGATGAAAAAAATATTATTAACGTAATGGAGAATTCAGTAGAGTTAGAAGTTCCTAATAAGGTTGATGTGGCGATAGGAGATAATTGGGGAGAGGCAATGTAATGTTAAAAACACT